TTAAAGCCAGGTTAAGCGTGATGGGAAGGAGGAAGCTAACGCAACATACTAGTACCATGAAAGATACAAATATGAAACGGTTGGTAGCCTTGTGGCTACAGCTATCCAAAACATCACAACTGTCCCGCTATGTGACGGACAAAGACCGCGAGGTCTTTATACGCCGCTGCGGGGCTGAAGGGCTCGGATTCTTAACAACAATCCTCCCAAGAATCGGTAAAGGTCTACTCGCTGGTTTTGCCAGCGGGGACCTTTCTTCAGCCGATTTCTCGGGTTGGAGGTTGGAATCTGATATGCCCTACCCGCGATTCCTCAGGAAGGCCTGGGGTGTCTTGTTTAATTCCTCTGGCACATTCAAGTGCTATGAAGGTGAAGCGGACTCCGATGAGGAGCGCTCCACTCTACACGACGAAGTGGGTGCGGTAGTTTGTCTTAGACAGCTTTCTGAGCTGTTTTACAAACTAGAGCTGAAGCCGACGGAGGAACAATGCTGGGCCGCAGAGGCGAAATTTATTTCGACCGATGTGAACCTTGGCAAGTTCCAGTGTTTGTACGGCCATGATCAAATCCCATTCGACATCCGTCGGACGGTAAGGCGCAAAGAAGAGCTTCTTGCTCGGTTTGCTCCTGGAAATGATCAGGCAATAACAGGCATTCTCGCAGCAGAACAGCGTGATTATGCGCTAGTAATGCAGCGGGCCCGTAAACTCGTGCACAAGCTTCTCGGAAGGAGGGATCCTTCTAAGATTCGCCCAAAGCACGGGTCGGGGAGTAGTGCGTGCAGGATTAAACCCCATGCACGATATGATTCGTTTAGGTATATACCTCGGTTAAATGAGGTTTACCCGTATACGGATTATTTCTTCTATAACTATACGCACTTGTGCGACTATTATAAGTCGCATTTGGTCGGAAGTGAGGAGTGCTGTTCCCCAACGGCAAGAAGCGTCTTCGTACCTAAAGATGCCCGTGGTCCCCGCACTATTGCGTGCGAACCTCGGGAACTTATGTTCATTCAGCAGGGCGTTAATAGCGCTATCAGTGAACAAGTGGACGGAGACGATGTTGTAGCTAGTCAAGTGTCCTGGAAGGACCAGACTAGAAATCGAGAGTTGGCCCGCAAGGCCTCTCTGCACCCTGATAAAGGTGCGACTCTCGACCTGAGTGAAGCATCCGATAGCCTGTCCCTGGAAGTGGTGAAATACCTGTTTCCTAAGGGCTGGTTTGAGGCGCTGAGTGCATGTCGCACTTCAGATGTTATGCTTCAGGACGGATTAATACTCCGTCTCAACAAATTCGCTACCATGGGATCAGCTTGCTGTTTCCCCGTGGAG